GCATAGTCGGCGATCGTGCCGGGGATCTCACGGGCGCCCTGACCGATGGTGTCGATCGGACGGCGCAGAGGCGCGCCAAACGCAGCCAAGCGGTCAGCGATGGCCTCATACATGCCCGGCGTGCGTGCCGCCCGCTCGACGCCCTCCATGCCGGTGAACCCGCCCATCGGGTCGGAGCTCGGCATGACGACAGGACCGCCCTCGTCGAAGTTGAACCGATACTCAAGGCCGGCGTTCGCCGCCTTGCGCTCGGGGTTGTAGGAGCCGTAGGCCCCGAGACCCCCGCGCCCAGCGTTCACGCCGTAGGTGCGGCCCGCAGGCCCTTGCGACGCCGTCACCCCGAAGTAGGCGTCGGGGTCGAACGGCTGCGCCATCACGCCGACCGTCCGCTCAGGGCGCGCGCCCGGAAAGAGGGGCTGGGCCTGCTGGTACGTCACCCGTGCTGGGCCGACCTGCGCCCCGAGGGCGCCGAGGGCGACCGCAGGCTTGTCGGTGCGCGGGTCTGACGCCACGCCGCCCATCGCCGACAGCGGGCCGACCGCCGCCTGCCCGCCGCCTTGCCTCACGACGCCGACGCCCGGCAGGCTCTTCACGCCAGCGAGCGGCGCTGCGGCTGCCGCCGGGGCGCGCATCGTGCGCTCGATCCGCTTCATGGTTTCGGCGGCGCTCTCTGCTTGGGCCTCAAGCGGCAGGTCGTAGTCAGGCTGCATAGGGGTTCACCTTCGGTCGGTCGTCGCGCGGCGTCGGGTCGCGCGGGTCGATCTTCGTCGTGTTGATCATATCACGATCCACAATGTACCGCAGTCCCTGCACGGCGGCGTCCATCAGGTCGTCGTGGTCGATCGAGCCTTCGCCGGAGAAGGTGCACATCTGCTCAATCAAGGGCTGGGCCCACGTCCGGGGCTGACCGGGGAGCTTGTCGCTCTCGACGACCCAGACGTGGCCATTGGCGACGACCGGCGAGATGGCGTGCAGTCTGTCGAGCTTGCGGGCGCGCCCCGGATTATAGACCGCCGAGATGATCCCCTCACGGGCGAGGGCCTGGCGCAGGCTGATGCCGCTGCCCTTGTCCTCGATCAGCAGGACGTCGGGCTTGCGCCCGCTCTCCTCCATGTAGGACGGCCCGAACATGGGCTTCATGATGGCGCGCTCGCGCGGGGCGTAGACGGCCTTTAGCTCGGTCTTCGTCCGCTTGATCAGGTCGGGGAACCCGAGGCGGTCTTGCCAGCAGTCGAGCAGGATGATCGACCGCTTACCCTTCGGGCCTTCGAACAGGCCCCAGACGGCACAGGCCGAATAGTCGGGGTCTCCGCGCGTCGTGGCGCCCGTCTCTTCGGTGAAGGCGGTGTCCAAGCTCATCACGATGAACTCAAGTTCCGGCAGGGGCCGATCGTGAGGCCATAGCTTGAACCACGACCGCCGGATGATGCCCATCTCCTCCGGGTTGATCACCTCGGCGTGGATCTCTTGGCGCCCGATCGTCGTGCCCTCGTAGCGCAGGATCTGGTCGCGGAACGTCGGGGCCAGGTTCGCCAGGTTATCGTAGGTCGTCGCCCGCGTGACCTTCACGTCCTTGCCCTCACGGGTGAGGAGCTTGCGAATGATCTGATTGGGCTTCGGCGTCGTCGTGCAGATCAGGCGGGGCTGGGCGCCGAGGCGCATACCGAACATCAGGAGATCGAAGGCCTCGTCGGCGTACTGCCACGCAGCCAGCTCGTCGAGCCACCCGCCGTGGAACTGGGGACCGCGGAACCGCTCGGGCTTTTCTGCCGTGATGCCCTTAATCAGGCTGCCGTTGCGGAGCCGGATCTCGACGTCCGACTTGTTGAACGTCTCGACCAGTTCTCGAGGGATGGAGTTGAGCAGGCCGCTCTCGCCCTCGAAGCAAACGCCGAGCAGGTCGCCGTAGGTCGGCGCCGAGACCAGCCACCGGGTGCCGGGTTGCATGACCGCCCAGCTTCCCAGAACCTCGGCAGCCGTCCTCGTCTTACCGGCGCCGCGGCCTGCGAGCAGCAGCCAGATCGTCCAGTCGCCGCCCGGTGGGATTTGGTGCGGCAGGCGGGTCTGGATCCATTTCGCACGCCATTCGACTATTTGCCGCTCGTGAGGCGGCAAGGAACTCCAGATCTCGGCCAAGCGTTTAGTGTCGTCCACCGTTGCCAGCCTTCTCAAGCATGGCCAGCATCAGCGTGAGGCCCTCGCTCGGCCCGCTGTTATGCTCGACCTTGGCGTCGATCTCGACCCGGTCGCCCCACTTCTTCGGCGCGACCTTCGCCGCGTGCCACTTGCGGGCGTCGATCATGTTCCGGGCTTTCGCCGGGTCGTCGACCGTCGTCGCGATGTCGATGATCTGTGCCGCGAAGACTTCCTGCTGGGCCTCGCGCGCACGCGCGTAGGCTTCTGCGAACGACGGGAACTTATTTAGCCACCCGAACACCCCATCGACGCTCGGCGCCCAGTCCTCGGCGCAAATAGACGTGATGGTCCGACCGTTGGCGAGTTCGCGGCAGATCCGCTCGCCCATCTCTTCGGTGTAGGTGCTTTTGCGGCCAGTCTTCAGCAGTTCTTCTGGCGGCTTCTTCTTAGTCATGCAGCCTCCAACAGGTTAGGGGATGCTCCCAGCCGCCGGCAGGATGGGGACGAGGCAACGGCTGGGAGCGGGTCTCGGGGTGCGAACCGAGACCATGGGCATCAGAATATCACACGTCGAGCGTCAGAGCGAAGGCGACGATCGCCAGCCCGAGGACGATCACGGCGAGCAGGATGAGCGTCGTCTCCATCACTCGAACTCTCGTGAGATGGCGGCCTTCCCGAGGGGGGTGTCGGCGAGCATCCCGAGGGCGTTCATGTAGGTGGCGAGCAGGGCTTCCTCAGTCTGACGCTCGGAGGCGTCTTTCTTGCGGAGCGATACGACCTTGCGAAGGATCTTGGCGTCGAACCCGTTCGCCTTCGCCTCGACGTAGATGTCCTTGATCAGATCGGCGATGTCGGCCTTTTCGGCCTCGAGCTTCTCAATCCGCTCGACGATCGACTGTAGCTGGTTGTTTGTGTTGGTCATTTTGGTCTCCTTTTTGGATCGCGTCGAGGATGTAGGAGGCCTGGTCGAGGCAGAAATCGCACAGGTTCTCGCACCGGGGAGGCCCCGGATAGGTGCAAAGCGCGCTGGCGATCGTCTCAATCATGTCCCCATCCTCCAGAGCACAATAACAGCCTAAAAAAAAATTTCAAAAAGATGCTTTTTCCGCTTGCAAGGAGAAATGGTTTCAGGTAGAACTAATTTCATCAACGAATGCTCTTCGCCCTTTCACCTGATGGAGAACCCAAATGGAACAGGAAACACGCTTCAAAAAAATCACCGCGCAGGCGCTGGCGATCTGGACGAACAACGGGCGCGATTTTTACGACGAACTAATTGATGACATTGATCAAGAAAAACTGTGGCAAGCGCGTTGCAGCGTACATGACGCCGCCGCGAACGCATATGGCACCGATATGAGCTATGACGAATGGCTAGCTGCGACTATAACTTGGCTAAACAAACAGGCAGGTCGCGCCTGACGGTGGTACTCTCCCGCCCAATTCTTCCTAAGGAGCCCAACATGACCAAGAGCAACTGGACCCTCGTGCGGGAAGGCACGAACATCCCCGTCGCCATCGGCGAGACCATCGTGAGCTTTCGTGGGCTGGAGACCGTCCTCCTCGGCGGGAGCCCGCCCCATAAACCCAGCTCAAGCGGCAAGGTATGGGTCGAGAACGCTGAGTATTACCCCAGCGTCTTCAACCTGAAATGGGTCGAAACTCCCATCAGCCAGCAATAAGACTTCGCCGCCCTTCAAAAAATAATTCCATCTCCCTGCAATTTCCTCTTGCAGGGAGAACTCATTTCAGGTAGAACTAATTTCACCAACGCAGACCAACCAAATGGAGCCCAACATGACGAAGCGCCTGACCATTGAAGAAATCCAGCAGCTCGCCGCCGCCTACGCTGACGCCATCAGCGACGCTGTCACGACTGAGGAATGGAATGAGATCGTTCGCCTTAACGAAGAGAACCCCGACAGCGCCTACGACGCCACGCACGACGTCGTCGACGGCAACCACTACATCTGCGCTGCCTATGAAGAACTGTTCGGCGAGGAGCCGTCGCTCGACCCTGACAACATGCTGGAGCTTGCCGACGCCGTCGACTACGCCCTCGAAGTTTTTTTCAAAAAACGCTGATAGGGGGCTTGTCAGGAGAAATCATTTCCGGTAGAACTTAATTCATCGAAGCAGACCAACCCAACGGAGCCCAACATGACCAGCAACCTCTCCTCCCTCGCCGACCGCTACGCCCTCCTCAAGGCTGACATTGAAGAGCTGACCAAGGAGCTGGAGAAAATCCGCTCTGAGATCAAGGCCTCCGGCGTCGAGCGCATCATCGGCGAGCGCGCCATCGTCGAGGTCGCCCTCTCTGAGCGTTCCTCGCTCGACGCCAAGGCGGTCAAGGAGATCCTCTCCGCTGACCAGCTTGCAAGCGTCACCCGCATCACCCTCGTCGAGACGCTGCGCGTCAAGCCCAACGTCAAGATCACCACGATCTGAAGGAGCCCAACATGACCACGACCTTCACCCCCGTTGTCCAGAGCTTCTACCGCTACACCGTCAAATTCCCCCGCCCCAACTGGAAATACGGGGAGGAGACCTTCGTGTTCGGCTCGCACGAAGAGGCGATGCTGTTCATGCGGGAGGTCCGCCGTCGCGGCCTTGAGATCGTCGGGTGGGCCTCCGGCGACGTCTACACCGCCCAACGCGCCCTCGACGACATCTCGCATTTCATGGGCCTGAACGCCGAAGAAATCATCAAGTAAGGGGAACCAAAATGAACATCCAGCTCAAGAACCTCAAGATCGTGCAGTCCCTCTCTGAAGAGACAACTTGCTATAGCGCGACTGTTTACGTCGATGGCAAGAAGGCCTTCTACGCCGCCAACCGTGGCTGCGGCGGCGCCGACGAATACCACCCCATTGAGGTGGCCCTCTTCAATGCCGCCTCCGCTTGGGCGAAGGCGCAGCCGCCCCGTAAGTTCAACGACATGGAGCTTGCCTCAGACCTTGAGCTTGTCATCAGCGACCTCATCACCGAACATCTCGTCCAGCAAGACGCCAAGCGGTTGCTGAAAAAAATCGCCTTCGTCGAGAACGGCAAGGTCTTCACCATCAATCAGCAGTATGCGCCCCAACTGCACGACAAGATCCTCGCCCGCCACCCGAAGGCGATCATCCTCAACGCTCTGACGCTCGCTGAGGCGGTCGTCGTCCTTCGCAACGCCGCTTAAGGAGGCTCCCATGACCAACCCTATCAACCTCACCAAGGAGGAGGACGGCACTTACGTCCTCACCTACTTCGGCAAGACCGTCGGCTGGATCCGCAAGGAGAGGGGCGTCAAATTGTGGCGCGCCATGAGCGTGCATGGCCGCATCATCCACCGCGCGAGCCTTGACGGCGCCCGTTCGGCTCTGCTGGAGGCCTATCACTGATGGACACCGACACGCTCTCCCGCATCCTGTCGGAACACGACATCCGCCACCGCGATCTCGCCCTCATCGCCAACGTGACGACGCGCGCCGTCAGTATGTGGGCCAATGGGCACCTCCCCGTGCCCAGACCCGTCGCCCTCATGCTGTTCGCCATCGACGACGGCCTCGTGAGCGAGAATTGGCTTGCCGATCATCTTCGGCAGATGACCAGCGAAGATTAAATCGACGCTAGGGCCATTAGGAAGCTCGCTGACAGGATTTGTAGGCCCGCTGGCACCCACACCAGCGGGCCTCTTGCTGTCGGGCCCCCAGCAGCCTCGCAAGAGGCTCAGAAGGGCATTGGATCGTCGATCGGCGCCTTGCTGTCCTTCACGGCGTCCAATGGGTCGTCGATCCTCGTCCGCACACGCTCGACCGTGGCGCCTGTGAAGGTCTGCTTGATCTTAGCGATCTGCGGGAACCCATGGATGAGCTGGGCGATTTCCTCGAGCGTGTAGACGTCGACGTGCCGACCATCAGCGAGAACCTTCTTGGCGTCCTCCGCCGTCCTCACGATCGCCACGACCCGATTGTCGGGCAGGGCGACCTCCCACACGTCTGCGGGCCGCTGGGGCGCCTGTGAGGCCGCAGCAGCCTTGTCGAGGGCGCGCCATGCAGCAGCCATGCGCCGAGCCTCCCGCGTCACGTCAGCCAGCTCCCCGTGCCAGATCGCCTGATTGAGCAAGTATCGCTGGCGGTCGAACTTCACCCGCAGCTCGACGCTGACGAGCATCCGCAGACGGTCGACCCCCCACCTGTCCTCCATCTCGATCGCCAATGCGTCGACCTCGTCGATCTCCGCCTGGCCAGCGATGAACGTCCCGACGCTCGTCTGCCATCCGGGGACAGCCGGATAAACCATCCCGACGTCCGCATCTGCGCCTGTCTTAGCCTTTGCCATGTTGGACTCCTTCCTTCGTTGTTGGGGCGGAAGTCGCCCCAACATATACGAAGTATATGGGGTCAACCTCCGCAAACCTCCGCAAGTCTTTTCAGTGACTTAGCGTATGACTTCCGCAACCTCCGCAAATAGTTCCGCATAATGATTTCAATGACTTACGAGGCAACCTCCGCAACCTCCGCACAACCTCCGCAAGTTCCGCAGGGGTCTAATTGAGATCATTCGACTGCTTTTTCAGGATCTCAATTAGGCCTTTTAGATCGTCGCTGAACTCTTTCAGAGCGATGTCTGGGTTCTTGGCGTGTTCGACTATGAGGTTGCTTGCACACCACAGAAGCACCGCCCTGACCTCAATGGCTGGCATCTTGTCGAATATCTTTCGCCTCGACGTCCATGAAGGCTCGGATTACTTCCGCTGCGAGCGGGGCAACGATCGCGTTTCCGTAGGCGCGCAGCTTTCCCACTCTGCCGGATACCCCATGAGCCAGCAGGGGAATTGAGGGTTCAGCGCGCCGCGCTTTTCCGTCGGCGCCTGTGAGCCAGATGGCGTTTGACCAGAATGAGCCGTTTGCTGCGCGATCCAGTTGACGTCTACCTGTCGCTTCTTGCCGTCTGGCGTCTTGCCCGTTGTTGTCATGGCTCCGTCTTTCGGGGTTCGACCACCGTTCGGCGTTGTCGGCGTCGGCCATGTGGCCGCTAATGCGTGCTTCCTGATCGCAACCAGTCCCGCACTGTTGCCCGCCTCGTTGTTCCCGTTCTTCGCTGGCGCAAGGCTCGTCGGCGTCGGCCATGTCGCCACGTTCGCTGCGTCCGTCAGCGTCATGAACTGATTGCCGCCGTACCCCATCGAGCCGCTCATGCGGGCGTCCGAGGCTGTCGCTGTCGGCCAGGTCGTCCACGCTTGCGTCGAGAGCTGATCGAGGCGCGACTTCCCGTCCTTCCTGCCCTTGATGTAGTTCGTCAGGTCTCCGGTGTTCTTGTGATCTCTGGTGGTCGGCGTCGCCCATGTCGCCTGCGGCGCCTCGGTGATGGAGACGATCGCCCCCAGCCCGTTCTGCCTGTCCGGGCGATACCTGTTGCACGCCTTGGGGCCATCCACCGCTTGAGGCGTCGGCCATGTCCCTGGCGACCCAGTAGAGCCGCTGCCGGATATGAGGCGCGTCGACGGCGCAAGCCGGAATATCGACGCGCCCGGCAGGCGTAGTTTTCTCCTTCCAGATCAGACCGGACTCCGTCGAGCCAACCATAGCCAGCCGCTCCACTAACCTGCTCACCCATGACGACAGGGGGCCTGACGGCGGCGATAAGGCGATGGAAGTGAGGCCACAGGTGCCTTGGATCAGCCTCGCCGAGGCCTCTGCCGGCGACGGAGAACGGCTGGCACGGGCACGACCCCGTCCAGATGGGGCGGTCGTCTGGCCATCCTGCGAGCCGGAGAGCGTGGCTCCATCCGCCGATACCGGCGAAGAAGTGGCACTGGGTGAACCCTCTGAGTTCATCAGGTCGAACATCGACAATTGACCGGGTATCGACTTCGCCATCTGCGATCAGTCCTTTCTTGATGAGGTTCCGCATCCACTCGGCGGCGAACGGTTCAATTTCGTTGTAGTAGGCGGCCATGTTGTTCTCGTTTGTTTAGTCTAAGCTACCGATAACCTTCAGTCCTTGAAGCTTGGTGTTCTTGTCGCGCATTTCGTAGCTCAGGATTTCGTTCTGGAGCCACGTCTGGATCATCAGCTCTGCCGTCGCCTCGACGATGTCGAACTGCTGCTTGATGATGGCCGCGGCGTACCTGCCCTGCTTGCGCGACTGTGGCATAGACGACCAAGGCTTGCCGGAGTTCCACGCGCTGCCGATCGCGGCGAGGATCCGCCGGCAGGTCTCCTTATCCGGCCATGCCGCCTTGTCCTTCACGGGCTCGTCGCAAGGACGCGCGAAGAGGCTGGTCGTCGCCTTGATGTCGCCGATCGGCTGCTCGACCAGCTCGAAAGGCTGCTGCCATCCATCCTGCGCGGCCTTGATCTTGTGAGCTGTCAAATATCCGACAGTCTCACCCTTCTCGCGTTCGATGTGCAGGAGAAAGTCACCGGCGCCGTCGAAGACTGTGCTGCCGCGCATGTTGCCGGCGCGGCTCGTATGGTGGACGCCTGTGACCGTGGCGCTGAAGGTCTCACGCACGGCGTCGCACGCCGCGATAAACAAGGTCATGTCTTTCTGAAGGTTCTCGTCTGCGCCAGGCAACACGCGGGAGACGGTGTCGACGTAGACGGCGGCGGGGAACTCGCCCGTCTTGTCGACGATCGACTGCACCGTCCGCAGGAGCTTGTCGACGTCGCTTTCCAACATGAAGTTGATGCTTTGCCGGATCAAAAAGAAGGGAGCCTCGTCGACGCTCACGCCAGTGGCCAGCTCCCACGCCCGAAGGCGGAACTTCATGTCGCCTACGCCTTCTGAGGAGATGTAGATCACGGGGCCATTGCGGGTGATCTTGCGTCCCCACCAATCGGGCTGACCGGAGGCAAGGCTAAGGGCCTGCCCAAGGGCTATGAAGCTTTTGCCGCATCCTGGCGCGCCGAAGACGAACCCAAGGGCGTTCTCGATCATGACGCCCTCCACGAGCCACGCAGGGTCTGGAAGGGTCTTGATGGCGGTCACGTCGAGAACCTCAAACAGGTTAAAGTCTTCGCGGAACTCGGCGCCTGCGTCGCCGGCGTCGGCCTCGCTGCTGCGCTCGGCCTCCGCCTCGACCTTCGCGATGGCGGGCTGCCGAGGCTTCTCACGCTGGGGAGGGCCAGCCTCTGCGTGCTTGGCGACCTTGTCGTCCCACTGGTCGAAGGCGTGCTTCCATTTCTGCCTGAACAGGGTGATGCCGCGCCCCTCACGCTCAAGGAGGATATGGTTGGGCGTAGTCCGCTCGACGATCCTCGACTTCACGGCGCGTTCGTACTTCACGAACAACTCGCGCATCATCACGTCCTGCTCGCCCTGTCCGGGCTTGATCGGGCACTCGCGATACTCGTCGACTACCCGCCCCCAGATCATGCGCGTCATGTAGTCTTCGCGCCCGTCGACCACCTTGCCGAAGTCGTTCTTCGCGGCCTCGGGTGTCTGGGTGCGCTCGACAGGGCCAGCGGACGACGTCGAGCCGCCGCCATGCTCCTTCACGAGGGCGTCGATCTCGTCGCATAGCCACTGAGGCATCACGGCGATCTCGACTTCCCAAGGCTCAAGCCCTGCGACCCAGCGATAAGCGGTTCCGCTTTCGTGCATAGACGGCGGCAGCATGGCGAAGCCACCCTGACCGCGCACGTCGACGCCGATCGACGTCTTGCAGGTCGGAGGCGTCCATCCTGCCGGCGCCCTAAACAAAATTTGCAAGCCGCCACCGCCAGTTATCTGTGTCGGTGTCTCGGTCTCGCCGCCCATATTGTGCAGCGCCATAAGGCCTCTCCACCACTGCCCAGCGGCGGGGATCTTGTGCATGTCGAGGTCGACCATGACGGCGTTGCCTGAGCATCCGCCCGTGATCATGCCCATGTTGTTGCGGCGGGCGTGTTCGCCATTGTCCCCGTACCAACGCTCGAACGTCAGGTCAGGGGCCAGCTCATGCTCAAGGGCCCGCCATTTCGGCAGCGCAGGGCGCTTCCACTGCTGGCGGTTCTCTTTGGGCGTCATGGCTGGAACGACCTGAATGCCTGCCGCACGGTACATGCGGGCCCATTCAGTCGGATCGGCGAAGTCTGGGTCGAAGTTCGACACTTGCGCTCTCATGCTGGTCTCGTTGGATTAAACTGCCTCGGCGCCGTACTTGGCGAGCAGCGCAGCCTCAGCGCGCCCGTGGTGCTTCTTCAGCCTGAAATGCTCGCTGGCGGGCCACAGACGCACGGCGAGCGCACGGGCCTGTTCCTTCTCAGCCGTCAGGCGGTAGTGCTTCTTCCACCGCTGAGGCGTCACCAGAACCATGGGGATGTGCAGGGCGGCGACCGCCCCACGAACTAGGCCGTATGCGACCCCGAACTTAAAGGTAGAGCTTACGCCCTGCTTAGGCATGGGGCCGACCTGCTCTATCACGGCCATGAGCGGGTTGTAGCCCTTGATCAGGTCAGCAAGCGCCGCTGCGTCGATCTCTCCGTTAATGAGAGGAACGTCGAGGGCTGCGATCTTTTGAGGAAGCTCGGGAAAATAAAATGCGATGGCGCCCGAGCTGCCGGGGTCAACGCCCATGATGCAATGCGGCTCGCTCAAGCGGCCCTCCCTTTGTTGTTTTTGTCCATGACCTGAAAATGCTCAGGTCGGATCCTGCCGCGCGAAGCGCGAATGATTTCAAGCCGCCACTTGTGCGGAATGTGGTTGCGCTGACGCCATTTACGGCGCGCCCAATACTCGACGTCCAGCCCTTCAGCCAGACGATCGACGAGATCCCAGTCGAGGTGATTTGCAGACATGGGCGACGATGTTGGACAAAATTTCCAAAAAGTCAAATTGGTCGTTGGACAAATTATCCCTTGACGGGGCTTGGCGACTCACCCATCTTGTTCGACAACCGACGCACCAACATGAGAACATGATGAACCCTTTCGAGCGGCACGGCATAGAACATCTCTCCCCGTCAGCCTGCAACCTCTTCATCGGATCGCCCGCCATGTATGTCATGGAGCGCATCATGAAGAAGAAGACGCCAGTCGGCGCTGCTGCTCATCGCGGCAATGCAGTCGAAGAAGGCGTCGTGAAAGGATTGCAGGGCGCGCCGTTATCGGACGCCATCAAGGCTGCGAAGGACACGTTCTCGACGCTCACTGCATTGAGCGGTGATCCTCGTCGCGACAAGGAACGCGACAGCATCGCCGACATGGTGACGCAAGGCGTTCATGAATTGAAGTCGTATGGGCCTCCATCTTCGACGCAGGGCAAGATTGAATGGAAGGTCGAAGGCCTCGCCGTTCCTATCATTGGCTTCTATGACGTCGCGTGGGAGGCGCATGGCATCCTCCTCGACATCAAGACGACGCACGCACTGCCGTCGAAGATCAAGATTAATCACGCGCGTCAGGTGGCGTTGTATGCTGCTTGTCTCGGCGACAACATAGATGCGCGCCTGTGCTACATAACGCCAAAGAAGAGCGCGACGTATCAGCTCGAGAACGTGCGCGAACACGTTCAGGCGTTGGAGAAAATAGCACTGACCATCCAGCGTTTCCTGTCGATCAGCGAAGACCCTGCGGAGCTGGCTGCTCTTGTGGTTCCTGATACTGACAGTTTCTATTTTGCAGATCCCCTCGCGCGCCAAGCGGCATTTGAGATTTGGGGTCTGTAGGAATTGCCCATGTGGGCAAAGGCGAGCGTCGAGCCAGATCGGCGCATTGGTAATGGAGAACGGTAATGGCTCTTGGTATCTCGTTCGGCGGTGGCGCCGGTGGCAACTTCTTGCCGATTGTCAAATACGACGCGCGGGCAGGACGTGTGTTTCGCGTCGATCGCGAAGATGGCGTTTCGACGCCAGTCGACATCACGCGAAATTTCAAGGCTGTCTTTGACTTTGAGAACCTTGAGGTAGGATGGATCAACTTTACGACGGGCTCTGCGCCTGACTTTCAGATGGTTCCTTACGGCAGCCCGCTGCCTGATCAGCCGTCTGATGGTCATCGTCAGGGCATCCGTTTGGTAGTGAAACTGGGCGCGGAGTCCGGTGGCGATTGTCGTGAGATCGCTGGCACTGCTGCTGCTTTCCTTGGTGGGATCGACGCTCTGCACGATGCGTATATTTCTGGCGTGCAGAATAATCCCGGTAAGCTTCCGGTTGTCGTCCTCGACGACACGGTGGCGATCGAGAGCGGCTCTGGCGCTAAGAAGTCTACGAACTATCAGCCTAAGTTCTCTATCGCCGCGTGGGTGCCGCGTCCGAAGGATCTCGGCCCCAATCCTCGCGGGGGTGCTTCTGCTCCCGCGCAACCAGCAGCGAAGTCTGCACCGCCAGCAACAGGATCGACACGCGCGGCTCCGCCGGCGGCGAAGGCTCCTGTCACTGCTGACGCTGAGGACTTCGGCTAAAAAAGAAGGGGCGCCTTCGGGCGCCCCGACTTACCGGAGATGAGATGAAGTTCGAAATCATCATGAACATGCCAGTTCGAGACGGCTCTCCTGTTCATAGGATTATCGCTGAACATCCTGCGAATAGCCTAACCGCTTTCATGGATCAGCTCGCGCATGATGGTTTCATCGTTGTCGATGAATACTACCCGAAAGAGCAACGCTCGCCGATTTATGTAAATCACGGGCCGATCTCTCTGAACTACTCTGTCGTCGGCAAGGTGAAAGTCTGGGACGGCAAATAACTAAGGAGACCAACATGGATTACGATCTCATAATGCACCACGCGCTGTCGCTAAAGACTGAGCGCGGCAAGAAATACGGCGACATGAAGGCGACACTTGAGCGCCAGGCCAAGATCGCCAGTCTCATCCTCGGGAAGGTCATCACGGCCTACGATGTTGCAATGATCTGTCACGCTGTTAAACTTGGTCGGTTGGAGGAGAACCGCACGAACGAAGATAACTACGTCGACGGCATTAACTACTACGCCTTCGCGGCCTCCTTCGCTACTTCACCCCAAGACACACTAGAGGACGACATCGTCGCCATGGCAAGGCGGCTCGCTCCCAGAAAGCAGGAGAATGCGAATGAAGAAAGCAATGGCGGCCACGATGGCCTCGGCTCTACTCCTTTCGGCTCTGGTTCATCCACTGACCGCTAATGAAGAGAGCGCCGCAGACTTCTTCAGGAAAGACAAGGAGTATTGGAGCAAGGGCCTTGTGGCTCCCAGCACTCCTTCGTGGGCAGGATCTCTGAGCGTGGGCGCGATGCGTCCTTCTAAGAATTCGTCACAAGAAGAAGTCGCGCGGGCCGTCGCTGAGGCCGCTCGCAAGACGCTTGGCGCAGAGCATGTAGATAGTGCTTTGCGTCTTACGAAACTTGAGAGCGGTTTCCGCTGCCATGTGAAGGGGCCTGCGACGCGGCATGGTCGCGCTGTCGGGCCTCTGCAAGTCCTGCCGAAGAGCGCAGAGGCTTTGGGCATTTCGGCTGCTGATCTTCACCGCGATTGCATCGCGCAGATCAACGCAGGGATTTTGCACATGGAACGCTGCATTCAAGCAGGCGCCGTGAAGTATCACCAACTCGCCTCATGCCACGTCAGCGGCTGGGGCGGTTGGAATAAGCGACTAGCGCGCAATGCTGAAAAATATCGGCAGAAATACATTCGCATGGCAGCCGCCTCGAATGTGCCTGCATGGGCCGGGACGCTCCGTTGAGCGCCGTCGACTACATGCTCTTTCTTGCGGTGGTGGCGCTTACCGGCGTCACCATCGTGCTCCTCGCAGGATGCTTCTTGATCATGCTAATGCTGACGAGGCTGATCAGGGAGTGGTTTGAAAGATAGGTGCGAAGATGGGGAAAAAGTTCGAAGACCTGCCGAAGGAATACCAAAAGGTTCTGCTCCTCTGGAACAAGGGCAAGACAGGCCTTCAGATTTCAGAAGAGCTGGGCATCACGAGAAGCTCAGTCATGGGCCGAGTTCACCGCGCCAAGCAGTACGGCATAAGGGTAAAGGGCGCCCCGATCAGGGTAGACATCGTCGCCCCGCCGCCGCGCAAGGTGAAGAACCGCCGCATAATTCGTGAGGCGAAAGCGCAGGGCGTTGCGCTGCCTGAACTCCCGCCTGTGGTGAGGGCGACGAAGGAGCAGTTGAAGAGGTCTATTGGCCTCATGCAACTGACGCCAATGTCGTGCCGATTTATCCTGAATGACGATCCTGCTCGAGCGGTGTTCTGCGGCGCCCCGAAGGAAAAAGGTTCGTACTGTGGCGAGCATTCTGCTTTGTGCTACCATAAGCCAGTCGCCAGGGTCGTGAAGAAGAAAGGCTTCAAATGGAAGACAAGCTCCTTTGTTCTGGGTGGCACTATACCTTCGGATGGCTGAGGCGCCCTGAACTCGATATAGACGGCCATTTTGGGTACGAAGACGGAGATGGCGATCTTTACTTCACATGCGACCCCCGCCACGAGCATGGTCTATATATTGATTGCTGGGAGGACGCAGAAACAGGGGAGAAGTATCTGTGCTTCAGCAAGGTTCCTCGGATATTTTCGAAGAGGCGAAAGTTAAAGAAGAAGCTCTGATCTACGCGCTGACCACTTTCGGCCTGATATATGACTTGGTGAAGGATAGGCACAGCAGCTCGGTCGCGCACAGCATCAAGAAAATAGTCCAACAAGCCCAACGAGAGATCAACATGAAGATGAAAGAGATAGAAGCTCCTGCCATGGAGCTTGTGTCGAGCCGCAGGGCTCTTGAGTACCTAACCCACGAGAACGACATTTTGAGAGAAGCCCTTGAGGCCGTCGAAGATGCGTCATCGCGTTATGTGATCTTCAGGGATTGCATGTGCTTTGATAATGCGTCCGGCCTCTTTGAGGCTCTTGAGAAGACGAAAGAAGCCCTTGGGAGGCGCAGATGAGCGATGATCTTGTGAAGCGGCTGCGCGAAGAGGAAAACAGCCTTTATGGAACTCACCCATGCGGGCTGTTGCACGACGCCGCCGACCGCATTGAGGCGCTGGAAAGTCTGGAAAAACAAATGCCAGCGATCATTGAATATCTGGAGTTGCAGGCGGACGTCGTGGACGGCGACAACGGCATCCCGCATCCGAACAAGGCGATGACTTTGTTAGTCTGGCTGCGGCATGAGGTGGAAAAATAAATGCTCCAACTTGATCCACCGCTGCCGGTGGTGACGCCGAAGGGCAAGGCGCTGGCGCATATCCTGATCGACTACGGGCCTGAGCACGACCTCGTCTGGGTCTGCTTTTGCGCCGATGGGCAAATATGGTCTTACCGCAACCAAGACATCCGGGCAGATGAAAATATCACGTTTGGCAGGAGGGAAAGAAATGGCTGAAGAAGTTAAACACACACGCACTTATTTGACCTTCGAAGAGAAGATCATCGTCGCATGGGCTTACTATGTGAGGGGCATTACGCAGCAGGATCTCGCTGCCCTGTTCAACATCAACCATGGCCGCGTCTCAGAGGCCTGCAAAGCAGTTAAGACCGGCATCGAAGAGATGGACAAGCCCAATGGTTCCCAATGAGATCCACTTCATATGGCTGACGGAGCCGACTTCGCGGCCATTCAACTACATCAACTCGATCGCGATCAAGGCGGCTGCCGACGTGCAGAAGCCTGATCGCATTTACATGCACTGCAACAAAGAGCCGACCAACAATCCTTACTGGAACGAAATTCGCTCAATGTTCAGCATGAGATGGGTCGAGGCGCCGGACAGCCACGACGGCGTGCCGCTGGAGTACATCCAGTACAAGGCCGACGTCCTGCGCCTTCAAATCCTGCGGGATCATGGCGGCATATACCTCGACACCGACAGCCTGATGCTAAAACCACTGACGCCGTTCATGGACAAGCCGTTTACGCTGGCGGAGGAAAGCCCGGACTCCTACGCCATGGCGCCGATCATTGCGGAGCCTGGCGCGCGGTTCATCGACATCTGGCTGCAACGCATGGCCAACACCATGCGGGCAGGAGGCTGGGCCAAGCACGCCGTCCAGCTCCCTCGGGAGATCCACAAGATGCACCCGGCACTGTGCGACGTCAGGCCGCGCGAGGAGTTCTTCCCCTTTGACCTTCGTCGGAACTATCTGTTCGACGACGGCAGGGCTGACGAGTGGATCGAGCAGGCGTCGAACGCCTACGTCCTGCACGTCTACGAGACCTACTGGAAGGACTACCTTGCGGACGTTCGTCCCGGATACATGCGCCAGCGCGACACCGTGTTCTCCCGCCTTTTCAGAAAGTACGAATGATGCAGACCATCGACCATGCTCTTTTCCCGACACTGGTGCTGGAGACCTTCAACGAAGATCATGAGACCGTGAAGAAGGCGTTCGAGGGCAAAATACTCGACTATATGAGCGACAAGGGGTTCTCGAACGAGCTGACTGGCCATCTCACGATGCACCACGAAAAGGCCTTCAAGCCCGTATTCGAGCTGGCCACGAGGGCAGCCGAAACATACATGGAGCGCCTGAGCGTCGACCCGGCTCTGTATCAGTTCAATCTGGTGAAGAGTTGGATGAACATCGTGCGTGAGAGGGCGACGCCTATGCACGCGCACCGGGACGCTCACTTGTCGTTCGTGTACTACCTAAACATTCCCGAAGACGCCGATATGGCGCTGGTGTTTGAGCAGGACGACTATCGCCACGAGCCCTTCGCCGGGTGCATTAAGAACGCTCCGCCGTCCGAGTGGACGTGGCTGAATTCGTACACTTGGTCGTTTGGCCCGAAAGAAGGGGTAATGTTCGTCTTCCCGTCGAGCATGATCCACGGCACTCCGTCGAAGTCTGGGGATCCAGACACTGGCATTTTCACGCTGGAGGATTACCGAAAGCACCGTGTGGCGGTCGCCGGAGACTTCCTTCTGACCTACAAAGGCAAGCAGGCGAAATCTCTCGGCGTCCAACCAATTAAGAACTGGCGCACTTTCTAAGGACGGCGCCTATTTAGGCGCGCTCGGGCTGATGTAATCGTTGATGTCGACTTCTTTGTTGAGTTCAGCCGACAGCATACGAGACAGCGGCAGGCCAGCTCGGTAGAAGGCGTTAGCCGTGGCGCGCGTTGGGTTCTGGACGAAGGCTTCGTAGCGGCGCGACCAGTTCGCCAAGCTTTCAGCCGTCGCTGGCTTGCTGATGGCGCGCGTGAAGAGATTGGCGCCGCCGATTGACGTGAAAACGGAAATTGGGTCAACGAACAAGCCGGCGATCGACGTGCCGCCAAGAATGGTTTGGCCGGTGCCGGATGGGTTGCCAAACTTATTCAAGTTCTTAAACGCGCGGGAGACTTCAGTGACGTCTTCAAGAAACTGAAGCTGTTTAGGGTTGTCTTTGAAGATCATCTTCTTGGCGCGGTCACTAAGGCCGCTGATGCCGTTCGGGCCCAGCCACCTGTCCGGGGAAAAGTTGCCCTCTGCATCACGCCCAAGCCTCGACATGAGACCTGCTTGGAAAGACTGGATATGCTCGGGGTCCATCACCCGCATGGCTCGAGATACGAGCTTCGCATCGGCTGATGACTTTGATCCGGCTGCCCTATAAAGACGCTCAAAGATCTGCTCGTCGCTGACCCTGCCTTCCCTAGCTCCGACAATCTTCTGGAGCTGCTCTTTCATAGCCATGTCGGCGGCGTACTTGCGGTCAGCCCGTTGCAGGAAGAACCGCGCCGGCTCACCCCCAGCCTGCTCTGCGATGTCTAAAACATCGTTTTTCAGGGAGCGATAAAGACGCTCGACGTCGGCGCTTTTGACGCCCTTAATGCGGTTCTCGTCGCGAAGCTCGCGCAGGCGCGTATAAAGGTTTTTGGCGCCCTCATAGCTGAGGCCTTCTTTCGCCATGACGGCAGGCATGACGAGATCGACAGCAGGCGTCGAACCAAGCCTAGATTGCGCTTGCCGCGCCATAATCTCCGCGACGGCGTTTCTGGTGTTTTCGAGCTGCCGAGTAACGTCTGGATTATTGAAAAGACCAGTGACTTCGTCGTATGCGTCTTTCGCCGCCTGCTTCGACTTCACGTTCATCCAGTTCTCAATGCCGGTGCGGATTTTCTCCCCGGCATTCTCAACGCTTGTCTTTGGAAGAAAACGGTCGATCGCCTCTTCCATCGTTTCAATAGCACGCGCCCGAGCCGCAATTACAGGCTCACCGGCGAACGGCATGTTCTCACCGATTTTGGTGCCGCGCTGGAGCAGCATGTTGTCGGTGGCAGCGTAGAGGGGCATCTCAACGCCTATTCTTTCAGCGGCCTGCACAGAAGCCGGAGGAGGCTCTGGAGCTTTGGGTGCAGTCTTGGCAAAACGCCCAAGGGCGCCGCCCAGAACGCCGCCGAAGCCTGCCCCTGTGGCCGCGCTGCCAAGACGCTCTTCAGCGGTGATGCCTTCACCAAGGCCAGTCACGCCGCCATATAGCGCGCCCTCAACAGCCCCGAGGGCAGTCTTGCCGAGAGCAGTAGCCCCTCGAGCCGCCAGGCCTACAGGGAGATAGAGCTGCGGAACGATACCGGCTGCTTGTCCGGCAAGATAGGCTCCGGGGTAGGCCTCTTTCGCAGCCTCCCGCTCGCCTTCCATGATCATCTTCTCTTGCGCGAGCGTGCGGCCAGACTGCTGGCTGCGCGCTAATGCTCCGAGATCTTCGCCGAAGGGGAGAACGCCCAAGGCGCCACGGCCAAGAGCGTCTGCCCTGCTAGGCTTTAAAACCCGCTCAGTGCCGATATAAACGCCCGTGGGGTCGTAGGACGGAACCTCGACGTATTCAGGCGGAGCGGCCATGCTCTCTTCGACAGAGCGCCGACCCTGCTCTTTCAGACGCGCCCTTTCGTCTCCTTGATCAAAGCGATCAAAGAAGTTCTTTTCTTCGACTTTGGGTTTTTCATCAAACTGGTCGAAGAAGTTCGCCATGACTATTCACCAAGGACGGAAGCAGAAGCGCCAGCGCCATATTTCTTATCAAATTGCTCACGCAGATTGGGGTTCTTTCTGAGAGCCTCAATAGCAGCGGCAGGAGCATTGACCTGCGGTTTAGCAGCGGGTCTTTCAGATGTCTGAGCCGGTGTTCTTTCTGCGCGCGAAGGCTCTGGCTGGCGATCTTCAGTGGAACCGCGCCGACGATAGCGATCAGGGCGTTCAATCGTTGAGCGGAGATCGTCACGCAGGAAATCGAGCGTCCTGAGGCCGGGCTTGCCGTTGACGGCATCAAGCTTCGGCAACGTCGTGGCCAGCAACTTGCGTTCAAAGTCAGTGATCGCGCCCTGACCTTTAAGAAGCTCGGACTTGAAGGCTTGCAGTTCTGCCGCTGCCTGCTCATAGTCCTGACGAACCTGTTCTGCGGACGTCCCGAACGTCGCAGCAATTTTGCGTGACCAGCCTTCGGGCTTGCCCTGAATGTTGCCAATAGCACCCATCTTGTCGAGCGTCTTATAGGCTTGTTCGGCACGCTCAAAGACAGGCTGGATGCGTCGTGCGCGTTCAGCACCCTGCTCGGCGGCGTCGATGGTGTCAGCCATCTTCGTGCCCATGCGTTCTCTGAACTTCTTAACAGCGTCGGAACCCATCGACTGAATTTCAGGAGGGATGACCAGACGGCCTTCGTCGCCTTCTTTCGGAGCGGCGCCAAGGCC